GAAGCGGACACTGCTTTGAAGTGCCATTTTATTAATTGTAGAATATTGTTTAACGCATTAAACGTAAAGTAAATATGGGAAAAATTTCAGCTGTCGGCATTAAGAAGATTTTTTATGCTGACATTTCCGTAATCAAGAATGACCTTACCGCAGCAAGTGCAAGTACAATCATCAAGGCTGCCAAGACAGCTAAGAATGAGGTGCTGAACGTGCATGGTGAAACATGGAACATTGAGGAGAGCGAGGCTTCCGTTACTCCATACAAGAACCAGCTCACGGGTCAAGCATACCGCTATGACACCACTCAAGGAGAGATTACCCCTCAGTTCTCAATCGGTCAGTATGACTATGCTGCCAAAGCTGCTCTTATGGGTGGTGAAGTCATCAAGAAGGGCGGTGCAGGCACTGATAAGGATGACATCGTTGGTTGGAAGCGAGCTACTGATAAGGTTGTCATCAAGAAGGCTCTGTTCTGTCTAACTGAGGACGATGTTTGGTTCATCTTCCCTAACTGTCAGATTGTAGCACGTGAGGCGAACACCGACAAGGCTATCGCTATTGCAGTCAAGGGTCTTGTTCAGGCTCCTATTGCTGATGGTGTGTCACCAGAATATAACTTTGACGAGTCAGAGGTAAAGGCTTTGGCATAAGGTAAAGTTTCAGGATAACATCGGGGTGGAACGTGGCGAAAAGACCACCTCCACCCCTTTTTATTTTCATTATGAGTAAAGCAAGTAAATTAATATCAGATGCAATCTTAGGCAATGATTATGCGATTGTCTATGTGAATAATCAAGCATATGCTATCCAACCTCCTACGATTAAGCGGTTGGCAGGTGCTATTTCGTGTATCAGTGACATAAACCTATCAGAAGGTAGCTCAGTAAAAGAGATGCTCCTATCTGCAAAGGATAGCGAAGCATACGCAAAGGCTCTCTCGTGGCTTATGGCGGGCGATTTATCCAAGACAAAGGAATTATGTAATGGAACACTTGATGAGGTCGCAGATGCGCTGGTCGCAGGTTTTGACCTTATCGGTATTGCCCCTTTCTTGAAAGCTGTCAGTTTGACGAAGAACGCAAGCCTGCTGGCAGCAACACCGAAGTAGTCGGGAACAAGACACTTTTAGGGCAAATAGCGTCATTCATGGATAGCTTGCATCTAACGTATGACGAAGTAGTTAATCAAATTCCTTATCGCAATCTTATTATTATGCAGAAAGACAAACAACACGAGGCTTTCGGTGACGTGGTGAAGAAAATCAGCGGTAAGGAACTCGCAAACAGAAGAAGAAAGTAGAATATGGCAGAGTTGAAATTCCGTGTACAAGCGGACTATGAGAAAGTCCAGCGGTTACGAGATGAGATAACTAAGTTAAAGCAGGAGATTAAAGGCGTAGATGCTATTCAAGACCCTACATCCTTTAATAAGCTGAATAGTAAATTACAACAGACCTCTAAAGAATTAGGGACTGTCACTGGTAAGATTGCCGAAGCATCCGCTGCAATGGAAACAGACTTTAAGCAGAAGATATTTGCAGCATCGCAGGGTATCAATGATTTTACAGAGAAGATTATTGCACAGAAGGCTGCTGTCCGCGCAGCGCAAGAGGACGTGCGTAGGCTGTCAGAGGCTTATCGAGATGCGAAGAGAAGTAACAGTGACAATGCAGATGGACTCCTTTCGCAGGTAAGAGGTGCTAAGTCGGTACTTGATGAACAGCGAGCAGCACTTTTCTCATTAACACAAGAGCAGGCAACGGCAAGGCTATCAGTAAAGAAACTCCGTGACGAATACGCATTGTTACGGCAGGAAGGTGGCGGAACAGCAGAAACCATGAACATGCTTACTGGTAAGCTCAAGCAGATGAGCGGCATGCTTCTTGGCGGTATGGGGTTAAAAGAACTCGCAAGCAGGGTTATATCCGTCCGTGCAGAGTTCGAGGGCATGGAAACATCCCTTAAAGTCCTTTTAGGTGGCAATGAGGAACGTCTAAACAATATCATGGGGCAGATAAAAGAATATGCCCTTGCTTCGCCTCTGAACACAAAAGATATGGTAGGTGCGGTGCAGATGATGACTTCCTTTGGTATCGAGGCTGAGAAGTCTATCGACTACCTAAAGGCTATTGGTGATATTTCTATGGGCGATACTGGTAAATTCAATTCCCTTGCACTCGCTTTCTCACAGATGAGTAGTGCCGGCAAGTTGATGGGGCAAGACCTGCTAAAATGTGTGGCGTGATAGGTAGGAATACCTATTATAATTATCGGGTAAACTATCGGTGAACCCTAAATTTACTGAAATCGGTCTTTGAAATGTTGTAGAAAATTAGTATCTTTGTACCAAGATATAAAACAGATGGTAGATGCAAAAATATTACGTTTATATTTGGTACTTAAAGAGTTCTAGGGAAGTTTTCTATGTTGGAAAAGGTAGCGGAAATCGTGTAACAAGCATGAAAAACCGCAATAAACATTTTCGCAATATTAGAAGCAAATGCGAATGCGGCTACGAAATCGTTAAATACTTTGACGATGAAGAAGAAGCATACGATTATGAGTTGAAACTTGGAACAGAGTATAAAGCCAAAGGTCAAGCGTGGTGCTGTTATGTTTTAGGCAAAACAGATAAATTTCTATCAAATGAAATGAAGAAGAAAATTGCTAAGACCTTAAAAGGCAATACTCCTTGGAATAAAGGTAAACACATATCCGAAGAACAAAAGGAAAAACTTAGATTGGCGCATTTAGGGAAAAAGCAATCAGAAGATGCAAAGAAAAGAAGAAGTATTGCTTTAATGGGGCATAAAATGTCTAAATCTACTTGTAAAAAGATAGCATTGTCAAAAATGGGAGAAAAGAATCCTATGTATGGCAAAAAGCAATCAGAAGAAACCATAAGAAAAAGGATGGCGAAAATGATTGGGCATGAAGTTTCAGAAGAAACAAGAATGAAGATTGGCATTTCTAACGGCAAAAAAGTTGCTAAAATCGAAGTTGGAACAGATAAGATACTAATGCTCTATAATAGTGCGTCCGAAGCGGCACGACAAAACAATATGAAGAATGAAAGTATTTCTAAATGTTGCAGAGGCGAGCGCAAGACATCGGGCGGTTTCAAATGGCAATATCAGTAAACATGGCAATACCGAGCTAAGGCGCAAGATTGCGAAAGGCTTGCGAACAGTGTAACGCATAGAGGGTGAATAAATATAATCCCTCCACGAGTATCCGACACCCCACCGAGTAATCGAGGGTGAAAATGTATGCTGAACTTATAGGAAACTATAAGAACTATGGGATAAAAAGCCTGTAGGGTAACAAAATGGCAAATGGTCAATGCTGGGTTCAACCCATTGGAGGAAATATCACGTAAGACGGGCAAATCTATTGGCGAACTAAAAAACGAAATGTCAAGCGGTGCTATATCGTCCAAGATGGTGCAAGATGCGTTTATATCCGCCACTTCCGCAGGTGGTAAATTCTTTGGCATGGCGGATGAGGGTTCTAAGACACTCAATGGACAGATTTCAATGCTCCAAGAGAGTTTTGATAATATGTTCAATGAGATAGGGTCAAAGGGTGAGGGCGTTGTTATGGATGCCGTGCAGGCTGGAACATACCTCGTTGAGAACTATGAAACTATCGGTAAGGTCTTAGAGGGTGTTGTAATAGCTTATGGTACATATAGAGCCGCACTCATAGCAAATACAGTCTTAGAACAAATCCAATTTATAGCAAGGGCAGCTTCTATAACAGGAACATCCGCTTTGTCAGTTGTTACGGGGATATTACAGAAACAAGTAGCCGCACTTAATGCAACAATGATGATAAACCCTTATGTAGCACTTGCTGCCGCCGCTATTGGTTTGGGTGTAGCTATCTATACTCTCACAGATAGGACAACTGCTGCATCGGAAGCCCAGAAACGACTTGACGCTGCAAATGATGAGGTTGAAAAGTCTACTAATAAGGAGATAACTAAGTTAAATGGTCTATGCGAGGTATTAGAAACAACTAAAAAGGGTTCTAAAGAGTGGAAAGCAGCAAAGGACGCTATTATATCTCAATACGGGAAATATGATAGCAAACTCGTTGCCGAGATAGAGCGCACGGGGACACTTACAGGGTCGTATAATCGCCTTACTGATGCTATTAGGAGAAGTATTGCGGCAAGACAGCTAAAGCAGTTCTATGATAAGTCAGTACAAGAAACAGAAGATGCGAATCAAGATCTCACGCATAAAATGTACGAGGCTATTCGTGCTAAATATGGAGCCCAGCCTACTAGAGACATTATGCGACAGATTAACGCATATGCAAATGGTGATAAAACAGCGTTGGATAAAACTGTATATTATACCAAAAACGGCAAAAAAACAAAGACTACATACAGAGAGTTATTAAAGGGTGTAGGAACTCGCACACGACATGACGAACTGGGCAATCCTATATTATTAAGTGCGTATGACACTATTATTGCTAATGCCAATAGGATGAGGGATAACAAAAAAGAAATGAAGGCAAGCGTTAACCAGTTTATGGATGAAAATGGAATCAGCCAGAAGGATGGGAATGAAATTATCTACGGCATTAAAAACCCATCAAACGGCAATAACAATGGCGGTAATGGTGACGTTAAATATACAAAAGCCCTTAGTGATGCTCGTACTGCTGCTGTAAAGGCACAAAAGGCTTTAGCAAACGCAAAAAAGCAAGGCACAAAGGCTCAATTTCTTAAAGCACAGGATGCGTACAAAAAAGCAAATGAGGCATACTCCCAATTATCGGGGAAAACTCTAGAAAGCGAAGCAAAAGAGGCTGTTACTGCACACAATAAGGCAGTATCTGATGCAAAAAAGGCGCAGAAAGATGCGGAGAAAGCAGCAGAAGATGCACAAAAGGCAGCCGAGCAGCAGAATGAAGCAAATGAGAAAGCCTTTGAGTTAAAAACAAAGACACAGATAGAGAATGCCCGTAAAGCGGAGGACTTAGCAAACGAAACCGAGCAGGCAGAGATTGACATCCTCAAAGATGGCAACGAGAAGAAACTCCGTCAAATAGAACTCAATCATAAGAAAGAACAGCAGGCTATTGATAGAGCCTTTGAGGACATCAAGCAACGTCGTATAGAGCAAGCAAAACAAGCATGGGAGGCAAACCCAAAGAACAAGGGAAAGAACTTCTATGAAAGTACATCGTATAGTTATGCTTCATCTGACGAAAGATATACAACAGAAGAGCATACGAACTATGATTCTAAAACAAAGGCAGCATGGCATAAGTATGATGAAGAGGTTAAAAAGATACAGGAAGAGGAGAAAGCAACTAATGAGAAACGTGCTTTATCTATAATCTCCTATCTCAAAGAGTACGGCACAATGCAAGAAAAGCGTCTAGCAATAGCAAAGGATTATGACGCTAAGATTGAGAAAGCCGAAACAGAAGGAGATAGACTCTCTCTTAATGCACAAAAAGCAAAAGCAATAGCAGACTTTGATTTAAAAAACGAAAAAGACAATCTCAACTGGGATGAAATCTTTGGAGATATTGGGAATCAAACGATAAAACAGCTAGAGGTAGTAAAAGGCAGGCTTCGGGAAATGCTTTCATCCGATAACCTCAATGTGACAGACTACAAAGCTATTGTCGAGCAGATAGAGAAAGTAAACAATGCAATAGTCGATTCACAAGATAAGCAGAAGAAATTCTTTAATTTCTCCACAGAACATGGCAAGGAACGAAGAAAGTTAGAGATGGACGTAGCTGACGCCTTAGAGAGGCAGGCGTCGGCAGCAGGTAGATTATCTGTTGCTACATTGAGAAATATGGAAAAGCTACGGAACGCTCGCCAGTCTGTTGAAAATGCAGGGGTAAAAGTAAATGGAGATATTTCCACTGCAAACATTGACAATATCCTCAAGCAGATAGAGGATAAATACGGCAAAGATAGTGCTCAATATAAGGATGTCCAAAAAGCAATGGATGCCCTTGCTGCAAGCGAGCGTGACCTTATTAATGCAAACGAGCAAAAGAAGAAATCCGACAACGATGTTTCAAAGTCGCAAGGGAAGTTAAACAAGTTCATAAACGACTTTAATGAGAACATGAAAGCGTTTATGTCTGCTTTCAGTTTGGTATTGAATAATCTTAATGACCTCCCCGACCTATTATCGAAGTTTGGCGTTTCTGATGATAGTGACCTTATGAAAGGCGCAAAAGAGATAGTGACAGCAGGCAAAGAGGGTATGCAGGCTATTAAAGACTTCCAAAGTGGAAACTTTGTGGGGGCTGCTGCTCATGGCATGGAATCGGCTGGAGCTATCGGGAGAGCTGCTATTACTCTATTTGGCGGTAGTGGTAATGAAACCGCCATGGAGAAAGAGATAGAACGCCTTGCAAAAGCTAATGAGGGACTTTCTAAGGCTATTGATACGCTTTCAAATAACATTGAGAAGAAAGATAACACAAACTCTCAATCTGTTGATGCGTATAAGAAAGCCAAAAAGGCAGAAGAAGAATGGGAATCCAACCAAAGGAAAGCTATCAATAATAGAGCAAAGGAATACGCTAATACAGGTTACGGATTCTTAAAGCTAGGTGGTAGAAGTTCCTTTAATGCGTTTGCAAATGAGAATAAAAAGATATGGACTAGCTTTAATGCTACTCTTCAATCTTTAGGGTCAGATAAGCGAGTAAGTAGAGCCGAGGATTTATGGAATCTTTCTCCCGAGTTATTAAAGCAACTTCAAGCGAACAATAATACTGCATGGAGAGAATTATTTAATAACAAGGGACATAAGAATCCAAAGGAGTTGGTAGATGAGTACATTGAGCGTGCTGGCAAAGCCGAAGAATTAGCAGATAAACTCAATGAGAAACTAACAGGATATTCTTGGGATGGCTTTAAGGATAGTTATTTGTCTGCACTTGAAGATATGGAGAGCGACACAGAAACCTTTGCTAATAACATTAACAATGTCATTGGTAAGGCTATTCTTAACTCTCTCGTCAATAGTTCTGATATCCAAGAACGAATTAAGAAAATCCATAAAATGATAGCTGACGCTGCCGAAGATGATAACTTTACAGAGAATGAAGTAGACGCTATCAGAAAAGAGAATAGCAGCTTGTCAGATATTCTTTTGCAACGTCGTGAATCGCTAAAAGCTATGGGGTTACTTGTTGATAGCAACGAATCTCAAAAAGCAACTGCTAACGGAGTGACATCTATCACCTTTGAGCAGGCAAGTAATATCGTAGCACTCACCACAGCAGGGAATATCTCACGTGACCAGATTAAAGAAAGGTTATCTTTAATGAACGCCACTATGGACGATATTAGAGCATTGATTTCTCAAATAGATTCATCTACTCCCGACTATGCCAATAGTAATCGTGCTATTATCAACAATAGCTATACACCTCAAATTCAAGTGTCATTCCCGAAAGAGGAACTGCAAAATATCAATGGGAAAATAGGCACAATTCTTGCGGTGGTTGACGAGATGCGCACACATGGAGTTGAGAGCCTATTGGTACAGAAACAATCAACAGATGATATTGTAAGGATTGCTAAAAATGGAATGGAGATTAAATCCTATGTAGAGAATATCAATAAATCTACAAAAGAATTGTTGAGATAAATAAGTATGGGGGTGACTCTTTCGTTCACCCCCATACTCTGATGTTAATATTAAAGATATGTAATATGACAGAATTAATCATTAACGGAAAAGATGCCTTTACAGAATGGGGCATAAGAATGGGTGACGGCTTCCTCGATACTCTTAACGGATATTTCCCAATGAAAGAGTATATCACCAATAACGACCGCACGCAAGATGGGGTTCAGTATGTCGGCACTCCAAAGGTCAATGAACGCAGCCTTACCCTAAACTTCACTATGGAGGGCAGGGATGCGTCAGATTTCAACGCAAAAAATAAAGCCTTTGTGGAGGTTATGCGAGGGGGCGACGTGTCTATACAAGTTCCTAATGACGGCACGGATGTTTATCATCTCAAATACACTGGAAAGAGCTGCACATTTGCAAGGAATACAGAACGAACCTTTGCAAAACTCGGGCTTGCTTTCATAGAGCCAAACCCTACTAATAGGACATGATCACGAATATACGTATAAATGTAATTTTCTCATGTATTATTCTCATAATAAAGCATTTAATATCATGATCAGGATATAAAAAAGGGTAGCTTAACGGCTACCCGTTATTTTAGTCAAAATACGGATATTGGTTTTTGAAGAAGTCTTCTATATCCTTTACCAATGTCGGATTACTTGATAATGCTTTATTGTTTATCAACAGATATGCACTTTTCTCTTTATTCTCTTTGTGAAAAAAGAACTCATTACTAAAATAAGTAGCTACAATCGTAGAGTATACCTTATATCTCTTCGTTTCGTTAGAAGAACTTTCGTTAATTCTATTAGCTCCGACAAATCCAAAAGAGGCGTTAGGGTTTTTCTCATAAACACTTAGCATCACATTTATACAGGTGTTTATAATCTTTCTCGGCTCATTTGTACCCGTAAGTAATCGATATTTAAGTTTAGAATTTCTCCACTTTTTTGGATAGAATTTTACGGCAAAGACATCATGCTCGTATTGTTCTACAAGCACGATGTACCATAGATTCGATTTTGTTGATTTGAATGTATACAGGCTATTTCGTATGTGTCCATTCTCATTAATATGCTTATTCTTGTCAAGATACTCATTCATAAGAAATCTGAACGAGTATGAATTAGGTATATAATTCACAATAGATATTGATATACAGATATTCTCCTTTTCAGAAGCTCACCCTTAGACACATCTGACAGCACAAAGGTACTATTATTCTTCGCTTGTGCGTCATTCTGTTGCTTCAATTTAAGATTTCCCATAATAATGCCATAATTCCTTTAGTGTTGCAAAATTACACAAAAGTATATTGACATCCAAATAAAACCACTTAAAATTATGTAAATTACTTAGATAAACCGTTTAGATAAACCATTTAGGGCGTTTATCGACCTCCTTTGACCTGCCGTCGGTATTACCGACGTTAGCTTTTCGTCATCATCTAATGTGGAAATAGCATCTCTTGCATTCTTTATATCAAGGGCATTACACACGTCTTTGGCTACAAACCAAATATCTCCGTCTATATCAATGGTTGTAATTTCATTGAACAGCTGCTCTTCCTCACTCTGGTATTTGAATATCTGTAATTGCATAAATACTAATAACTCGTTATCTGTATAACATAGTCGCCCTTATTTACACTCTTCTTTGCTTCTTGCTATTCCAAGAGGTAAAGGATAAAAGTTGATGGTCGGGTAGTATTTCACATTCCCATTAAACTCATTTATATCTTTGATGTACACCAACATTATCCTATCATCAAATAAGCACTTTAAAGGGTACGCAAAGAAAGGCTCTCCGATATCTTTAGTAAAGCGCATATCTATCCAATCATACTTGCTTGATAGAAATTCATATGCTTTAATATAATTTCGTCTTGATGAAATTGTATCGTTTACTTTGACATCTATTGATACAGAAATATACTCAACCTTATTTTTAGCAGTATTATCCCTTATGAAAACTCTACTATTTAGACCTAAATATTTACCCCTATACATAACTGTTGTTATGTTAGGTTCTGAAATATCAAGACCATCAAGAAAATATCCTAATTTCGTTAAAGTCTTCACAAAAGGAACACGATTGTTATTCATGCTTATACCCATAAAGTAAGTATATTCTTGACAAACAGAAGGTAGCGAAACAAGTATGAAAACCAATGTGATAAGATACTTTTTCATATAGTTAGGGTTTAGTTATACTTTGACAAAAGTAAATATAATCATTGACAAAGGCAAGAAAAAAGAAAAATATGTTTTAAAAGAGATAGATAGCATTCAAAATACATTTTTGAATGTAACCTATAATGTATAATTATTAATTATTATATTTATTATATAATATATTTATTAAAGTGGACGGTGTTAATGTTGATGTCAATGCTGATGTCAATGTCTACTTTATAAAGATGTTGATTTTTAACATTTGATTACATTTGAGATTTCAGTTTAATTATTTGTCTTAGTTCGTTAAAACTATCTGGATTTTCCATATCCTCCCAAAAGAATCTCTTGTATCTATTCCTATTAAATCCATTTTCGTTTGTATAAACAAGAAGCATTTCCTTATCACAGAGAATTATAATAGGTGCTTCTAACAAATGTGCGTAAGAATTAGCTTGTTGAAACGCTGCATATACTTCTTTTTTGTTGCGCATGGAAAGTTTTGCTTCTATAAGTACTTTGGCAATGTAGCCATTATCTGTTTTTGTACAATGCAACGCAAAATCAGGATATATTCTTTCACCGCGTCCAGCCCGTAATGGAACTTGTCGCATGTAGTCTGTCATACCCATACTATCAAGTAAAGGTATTAATAAATGTTCTTCTACATCTTTCTCTAATTTTATATTTGTACAAGCTATTTTAGGTGCATATAAGACTGGTAATTTACTTGTATCGTACTTTTTTGTCTGTATTATTCGCAAAAACTCTTGATAATCCCTATTACTTATTTCCCATCCATTTACTCCTTGAAAGTTTTTCCTGACAAGTGGATGAGAAGAAAAGTATTCATCGTTCTTTAATTCCTGCAAAGTTACATGTGGTAGCTTTATTCTACTTCCTATGTATGTGTTAGCATAGTAATAAAAGAACGGGTCTATAACACCATCTGTTTGCGCTATCCACATACATGTTATTGCACATATAGGAGAGGTTTCGTAGTGTATGAGAATATCTCCTCGCATAGTATCCTCATTAGCTTGCCAAAATGTAAAATCCAAATCTTCTATTGGCATAATCTTCCCGCCAATAAACCATGCCTTAGACGGTTTCGGCAATTCTGTTGGAATATTCTTTGTAAGCCCTTGACCAAAGTCATAAAGCATAGCGCATAGCTCATACGGAGATAGTCCATTTTCTTTACGAAAAGAATATAGTATCTCGCATAGTTCCCAATAATACATACACCGTGCCCTATAATTACTCTTTTTAGGTGGTAATGGCAATTCTATGTCGAATATATCAAATACTTTTATAAGGTCAAAGAAATGGTATCGGAATATATTAGGAAAGAAATACTCTGGAGCCTTGAAAAACAACATGAAAGATATATCCATATTAGCCATGAGATATGTTTTATAGTCCGCTTTTTCTATAAAAGGTTCTCCATCATCAAACAATACCGCTCCATCTATTATTTGCTCGTATAGATTTCGTGCATCATCTATATTGGTTGGCAATAGCATCTTCTTGATTGCAAGTTCCCATAGAAGTTCACAACAATCTTCCATACTGTCTTTATCCGAAAACTTTGTTTCCATGGGGTTATATTTGGAAACAAGTTCATATATAGATATATCATGGGCAGCGTTTTCAAATAAACTAATAGTTTTCTTGCCGACATCGGTTTGTTTATACAAGTCCCATGTGTACTGATTAAACTTCATTCCTTTATTATGGTTACTTTGATAGGATTCCCACAATGGGGACAAACAATGTTGTTGTTTTCCTTTTGTACCTCCTCAGACGAGGCGAATAACTGCCACATAGGGACATTAAGAGCGGTGGCAATTTCTTCTGCTTTTTCTACAAGCAGCTTTCCTGCCACTTGGCGACTCAATGCTTGACGGCTTACGCCCATAGTGTCGGCAAGTTGCGAAAGAGTTATACCCTTTTCTTTTAATATTTCTTTTATTCTCATATTGCAAAGATAGCTATTATATATATAATGTAAATAATACTATTTACTAAATTATGTTAATAGCAATAATTTTATTACTATTTTATTTGTTAATGTAAATAGTATTATTTACCTTTGCATTGTGATTAAGAAACAAATATAAAACTATTAAACTATAAGATTATGAGTACTACATTAAAGAACACTATGAGAGAGGTAATGAATCTTGCTTGGCAGTTCGTTCGCAAGAATGGTTATACATTATCAGAAGCGTTAAAGTGCGCTTGGGCAAACATTAAGTTAAAAGCAGCCCTTAGCAAGCGAGTGGTTAAATTCTACTTTCAGAAAGTCGACGGCAGTCTGAGAGAGGCTTACGGCACTTTAATGAGTGAAAGAATACCAGCAACAAAGGGTACAAAGAAAACAGCAGACACTTGTCAAGTATATTTTGACACTGAAAAAGACGAGTGGCGTTGTTTCAAAAAAGCAAACTTAGTTAGAATAGCATAATATAATAAGGTATGAAAACATTAACGCTTATCATTAAGCAGTGTTTCTTTGACGAAATCATCAAAGGCACGAAAAAGCAAGAGTTTAGAGAGGTAAAGCCAACGACATTCAAGCGACTTGTACAGCTTGACGAAGACGGATATGAGTTAGAAGATGAGAACGGCAACGCTATCCCTATTCAGTATGATGCCTTGCAACTTTATGTAGGCTATGCGAAAAATAGAGCATCTGCACTTGTTGAAGTAAAGTCAGCCTATTGTGAGATTATCACAAACGAAAAAGGCGAGCCTATCATATACGAATGCGGCACAGATGAGAAAGGTGAGCCACTTGTATGGGTGGTAGAACAAGTAGTGTATAACTTAGGTAAAGTGCTTGCCTATAAACCAAAGGGACAATGAACAACTTACAAGAAACAGCATCATGGGTTAATGAGATAGTGGATAACGCTATCAAAACAGAGAAAAAACAACAATCGAAGCGTTGTAGTTTTACTCGCAAAAGATAAAAGAGATAGAAGATAAGAAAGATATATCTTTGCAATGTAGTAACCGC